TCCCTCTAAAAATTTCTTGTAAATCATTTTAACTGTTTCTGCTTGTTCAGGAACAATGATTAATTTACCATTCTCATCCTTATCATATCCCATAAACTTAGTGGTGTTCACACGAACCTCACCACGCTCAAACTTCTTACGGATTCCCCAGGTCGCATTTTCTGAAATGGATCGGGATTCATCTTGAGCCAAGGAAGAAAGAATAGTCAAAAGCACCTCTCCTTTGGCATCCAGGCTATCAATATTCTCCTTTTCAAAGGTAACCCCAATTCCTAGCTCTTTAAGCTCTCGGACATATTTCAAACAGTCCAGCGTGTTTCTGGAAAAACGGCTTATGGATTTCACAATGATTCTATCTACTTTTCCTTTCCGGCAGTCACCTATCAACCGATTAAACTCTGTGCGTTTCTTGGTGTTTGTGCCTGAAATTCCCTCATCCGCATAGATATCAACCAACTCGTAGAGAGAATTCTGCCGAATGTAGTCCTGGTAGTAACGGACCTGGTTCTCATAACTTGATAGCTGTTCGTCTTGGTCGGTGGACACTCGGCAGTAGGCCGCCATCCGGATTTTCTGAATGTGTTGATTCTGCTCGACTTTTATAGTTTTCTTGGCAGGAATAACTGTAATGTTTTTTGCCACTGATGTTCTCCTCCTTTACCACTGTGGGTTCGTGGATACTCCAATCCTGGACCGCACTGTCTGGCACGCGCATGCCAATGCAAGCGGACTTCCCTTCTCTAATGTACTTGCTGCAGACCCAGACAACTTTTCCCTTGTAGTATTTTTGTCGTTTCAAAGTAGAGCCACAATGCTCGCATTTCAATAAGCCACTCAAAGGATATCGTCGGTTGCAATTAATGCTTAGGTTTGCCTTTCGATTCTGTTTCAGACGCTTTTGAACGGCTTCCCAATCTTCTCTGGATACTATAGCTTCATGGTTATCCGTAATCAGGTACTGCTGCACCTGACCTTGGTTGAGTCGTTGCTTGGCCTTGATTTCCGCAAAATAGTATTTTTGCAGGATTGCATCTCCCTTATACTTTTCGTTTTTTAGAATATTGGTAATGGTGCTTGAATACCATCGCCCACCGTCTACCGTTGGAACTTTCTCTTGATTGAAAAGCTTTGCGATGGCATGAACTCCCATGCCAGATAGATAGAGGTTATAAATCCGTTGGACAATTTTAGCTTCCTCAGGATTGATGATTAACTCACCGTTCTCATCCTTGTCATAGCCTAAGAAGCGCTTAGTGTTAATCACCAGCTCTCCTCGCTGGAACTTCTTCTGAAAAGCCCACCGTTGGTTCTCACTCATATTGCGCAGTTCTTCTTCTGCGTAGCTGGCAAGAACTGTAAGCATGACCTCTCCCTCATTTGACAAGGTATGGAGATTTTGTTCTTCAAAAAAGATATCCACTTGGATGGCTTTCAGCTCCCGACTTACTGCAAGTAATAACTCAGTGTTTCTGGCAAAGCGAGAAATGGACTTAGTATGAATGACATCAATCTTTCCGGCCCTACAATCTTCCAACATCTCCTGAAAGCCTGGACGCTTGGCCAGTTTTCCCGAAATCCCCTGATCATAATACACTCCGATAAAATCGACATCTTTTTTGTTTTGATAGAAATGATTATAGTAGGCTTGCTGATTGGTGAGGGATTCCTGCTGTTTTTCTGTCATGGTTGAAACCCGCGCATAGGCACAAACTCTTATCTTTCCTGGCTTCATCCCATTCTCCTTTCTTCCTTACTATATATCACTCTAAAGGCCAAATTTATCAAGTATTCAGCCCACTCATTCAAGCTTTTTCTAGTTGAAATGCTGTCTATGTAAAAGGCCTGCATAGACAACCACACAGACCTTGATGGATTATTCAATTCGTAACACTTGACCGGGATAAATCAAATCCGGATTTTCAATTCCATTAAGGGCAGCTAAGTGCTGGTAGTTCGTGCCATACATCTCCGCAATGGCTGAAAGCGTATCGCCACTTTCAACTGTATAAGTGGTGCTGCTAGGTGCTTGAGGATTTCCAGTAACTTGTAAAACTTGCCCCGGATAAATCAAGTCAGGATTGGCAATCCCATTGATTGCCGCTAATTCCTGATAACTTGTTCCATAAAGAGCTGCAATAGCAGATAAGGTATCCCCTTCTTGAACTGTGTAAGTCCTAGTCGACGCTGGTGCCGCCGGTGCTGGAACCGCAGGGCGAGGTTCAGGGATTTGGCCAGTATAAACTGAGCGTAAATCCCGATACATATAATTGGAATCCACTCGGCCACTGATACCACCAACAATTCCATCACTTGTAAACTGCCAAATATCTGTTGGAATAGCACAAGCTTCTACCTGCCACTGAGCTACCCAATTCGTATAGCGGGACAAGTCACCCATATTCTGGAACCAGTAAAGGCTTGCATACACGCCAGCCCAGTAACCAGCGGTTTCTACATTGTCACAAAACAGTCGGCAGATAGCCGTAGAAGTTTCCCAACTCACACCACCGTTGTTGGCTTTCCAACCGTCCGCATCCTCCATATCAATGTAGAGCGGCATAGAAGGATGGAATTGACGAGCAAAGTTCAAAAAGGCATTGACCTCAGCTTGTGCTTCTCCCAAATTTCGAGCATAACTATAATGGTAGAAACCGTATGGAATGCCAACTCGTTCACATTCAGATGCGTTTCGCCGTGCTCGTAAATCTTCCGCAAAACTGCCCCAGGACGAACGAATAATGACAAAGTCAACATTGCTCTTCAACTGATCAAAGTCAATAAAACCATTGTGTTCGCTGATATCTACTCCAAATAATGCCATCTTATTTTTCCTCCGATTTTAATTGTTTCAAGGTCTGCTTAAGTTTATCAGGAACCGGCAGACCAATCCGAGCCGCATTTTCAATGATGCTGAGGCCTTCATTAGACAGGTAATAAAAGATAACCGCTGTGCGGATGATGCCTCCCTGTTTCAAGATATGAGTATCAATAATCTGCCCCATAGCCACTAGCATCAAAATGACAACTTTTTTAAACAGTCCTCGAAAACCAACTGCACTGGATAGCTTCTTTTCGACAACTGCTGCCATCAATCCACTGATATAATCAATAGATATAAAGACAATCAAGGCAAAAATAAAACCATCCCAATCGCCAAAGACACTTCCTAAAAGTCCTCCTACCGTAGTAAATAGGACTTTATTCGCAAAAACTAACTGCTTCATGATGCATTTTCCTTTCTATGCGGTTCACTCCAGTCGGGATTTCCCTTTTCATCAAATTGCATGATATAAAAGTTTTTATGAAATAACTCAGACAAATTAATGGTAGGGACTGTCGCACCCCACTGAGTCAAAGCTCCCACTGTTTCGACTTCCATCAACTGACGTCGACCTTCTTTAATCACGGGACGCTTTTGTACTTCTCGGTACATATAAAAATCTTCCCCCTCATTTTTGCAGCGAATGAACTCACCATTCTCGCGCATATAAGTGAGTGCCGCCACCAAATCAAAAGGTTCTATAATTCTACTTAGATCAGGTAGCAATTCCTTTTCTTCCATCTTTCTTTCCTCCATCTATTTTTAATGGTGTAGTTGCTTCTTTGAGATTAGCTTCCAATTCTTCTTTCTTCTGAAGGAGAACTTGGTAAGCTTCCTCTTTCTGAGTCAATTGAATGGCTAAGAGGTTCTTTGATGTTACCTCATCAGCCAGCTTTCTGGTCAACTCTTCAATGGCTAATCGAAGAGCCTGATTAATTTCTTCTGGATTCATTTGTTTCCTTTCTTATAAACGTCCGACTAGGTTTCTGGTATCCCACCAGGCTGGATGCCCTTCACTATGACTAGCCCTGTATTCATAGAGCGCCCCAATGCTATTAGACATCCGTTGTAATACCTCGTGAAGTGAGACATAATTACCGCTTGTATCTAAATAGAGCCAAACATCTCCTGTATTAATGGTTGAATCCCTTCTGTCCTGTTTCCTGCTTGGGCGCAGTTGAAGTTTTCCTGTTGTGGTCATGATCCAACCGTCTTTATTATCATAGGCAGAACTGGCAAAAGATAATTCATCCCCAACCAGATCAAGTGAATCGATATTGTACCCATTCCAAGCTCGAATACCGACAAAGCCACTATCATTGGAGCTTTCAGTGCCATAACGATTGGAGCCAATAACAGTTACACCCGCTCTTCCTTTGCCATCGACATTCCCTGTCGCAAACTTAATAAACTGGGTTGGATAACCAGTCAGAACTCGTTTCAAGGCAGCTTGGTCTGTATAATATAAAATCTGACCTGCATTGAGACTAATTTCCATAGCTCGGTTAATGGCTGTTAGGATACCACCTGATATCTTGTTCGCAGATAAAGTTACCGACTGCACCTGGCTGATGAAGGCCTGCTTTGAGAAAAGCTTCCTAAGATAAGCTTCGGTCGCAGATAGCTTGTTAAACAAGGCATCATCTACTTTCAATTTCTCAGCCGTTACTGCTTCTGCACTTAAGATTACGGTTGTGACTGATCCCGATTCAAAGTTGGCTGTTTTTAACTTATCCACCATGGCAGACTTAATAACAGCATGGTCAATTAAAGTTTGTCCTGTGATATGGGTGAGTCTACCATGGATATGATTTACTCCATTCGCTAATAGATTCAAACTGTTTAGTACTGCCCCACCTGAAGTCAAATGCTGAACCGACCAACTGTTTGCGAGCTGAGTTTGAACAGTAGAAACTTTCTGGGTCAAATCCGCCACCTTGGTCACATAGGAAGAATCTGTCAGGACAATCTGAGCCAAGTTATGTTTGATACTATCTTCCTTTGAGCCAATGAGCCGTGAGTACAGATTAACTGTTTCCTGAACCTTTTGAAAGTCACTGCTGTTGGTCTTGCCATTGACTGCCTGCAAAATTTCTGAAATGCGTCCCTCCACTGTTTGAGAATAGGAGGCAATCTTGGTTTCTGTGTACTGCCGGTCATCCTCTGGAGCTGGACTCGGTGTCGTCGCAATTGTCCCATCTTCCAATTGTGGATCTCGAATATAAAGAACATCACCAACAAGCCAGCCATTCGAATAACATACCCAGGACCAATATCTCTCAAACTTCACGGTAAAAGGATGATCAAACCGATGCCATTCAGTTTGAAGTGTCACGGTTGAAACACCACCTGTCTCAAAACCAAACCAAACAACTACCGACCGACTCGCTTTCATGTCGGCCGAATAGACCATTTTCTTTCCTTGCCATTCAGCTCCCCTTAAATCAAAAATGGGCTTATGAAAGCCACCATTCCCT